GCCATCCTCACCGTACTCTGGCTTGATGATGATAGCTACTTCATCGTCGTTAAGAGTGTAGCCCATTAGGTCTTCCTTTTTGTCTTTAGCGAAATCTTACTTGTATTACATCGTGATCCCGGCTCTGTCAACCAACTCTCAGGGATTACCCTATGTGACCACTTATACCCATGCTTCTCACACCATTCAAAGTATCTAGACTTAGCACCCTTATTCAGAGGTGCTTTAGCATTCCAGAACACGAAGCGTATATCTAGCTCTGGGTGCTGCTCCTTGACTGCTAAATGCTTACGGCGGTCATCAGCGTCGAAGTAGCCTTTGGTTTCAATTAAGATACCATTATCTAACTCGAAGTCTGGTGTATAAGTTCTATATCTAAGATCCTCCCATTCAATCTTTAGAAGCTCATATTTAACTTCTAACTGTCTCTCTGACAAAAACGCAACGGCCTCATCTTCAAGGCCGCTGCGATAGCTACTAGATATGTGTCTTGCTCTTCTAGCCATTAGGTATCTGTAGGTTCTGAGGAGGGTTCTAGCATATTAAGCAATGCTTGTACGAGTACTGCACGTCTCTCATCCAGCACCTTACTCAAGTAAGACAGACGATCCAACTCTGACGAAGCCATTTGTGCTTCACGAAAGACGTTACGCTGCTCCTCTGTGAAATCATCTGTTTCATACTCTTTGTCGTTAATAGTGATCTTAGACATTTTCTTCTGTTCCTTCTACTAAATAGATGTAGTCTACCATTGGTGGGTTTTTAGCCTTAGAGTTTGGTGATGGGATGGTCTGTAGTGTAGGCCAGCATTTGTGTTTGAAGGCACAGAAACCACACTCGACACCCAGCTTTGTATTGCCTGTCTCTTTGCGATAGAACGTCTCTTTGATAGGCTCAAAGCAACGCTCAAATGGCTCGTCGTTGTCGATGTAATCTGTAAGCTCTTCAATCTGTTTCAGAACAGCCTCTTTGTCTACACCGTCAGCGGCAACGTACTTAAACTCGCCATTAGCTTTGTTGACTACCCACCAGCCGCCAACCTCTTTACCTGCGCCCTCTGCATACCCTACAAGCTGTGGGATGTAGCCGAAGCTGTCACCTGTAGCTAAGGCATCAAAGGATGCAAACTTGTTTTGATAAGACCACGGAGACGCAGACTTAACGTCATCCACCTTACCATCCAAGATCATGTCGTACTCACCACGGATTTCTTTACCGTTAGCTAACTTGAGTGTGACGTAATCGTTGTCTGTAAACTCCACATTTGCTGCTCTCATAATACCTTTGAACACTGCTTCAACAATGTCACCGAGGATCATATTCATCAGGAAGTGTGGCGGGAAAGGTGTCTTACCCTCTGGTTCATTCTTGTCATACCATAGCTGGCACTTAGGGCGACCAATGTTAGACATGCGTAAGCGGAATGCGTCACGAGGACCACTATCAAACTGCTTAAACAACGCTGCCTTAACGTCGGAGGCGACCTTATCAGCCACCTCCTCTGTCATTGTAGTCTCACCCGCCATAGCTCTTTGCAAGAATGTAAAGATTGCTAACTCAGCAGGGTGATTCATTAGTCTGCGTCCACATCAATAATAGAACCAACAAGAGCGGCATCTTCAGCGCTCATGCTACGGTCAGAGCGTTCATGGTGCATATCCATGATCTTACCGTTGCTGTACTCAATGAAGCCCAAGAAGTCTTTAAGCGTCTCATTGTCTCCGTCAGACAGTTCAACCGTCTCACCTACAGCAGACTTGATGATACCATAAGTAGCACCTGTTGGGATGCTGGCCTCTTCACCAGTCAAGGTAAGTGTAGACATAATTGGAAGCAGGTTCTTACGAGCAAGAACAGCAAGTGAAGCATCAATAGCCTTCAAGCTGTCACGGTTCTTAACATCCATTACGAATGGCAAGTTCTCGTACTTACCAGAGATGTCTTCACCCTTTTCGTTCTTAGGCTCAGCGATAGTGACTACACCCATATACATCTTTACACGCTTAACAGAGCGCATAACCTCTTTAACTGCCTCAGACAAAGCGTTGAAGTCTTCGATGTAACCACTTGGACGTCCCAGGTTGAAGCCACCAATGCTGTCCTGCATATCACCATTGAGATTATTGCCCATGACAGACTTTTCCATCTCGTTAGTTCCAGAGTTCCAGCGTTGCCACTGTTGGCGCTGGGCGAAGACACGAATAGAGATGCTCTCTGCATAGATAACATCGTCACCCATTGTGATCTTGTAAGATCCTACAGGGATAACGTCTGTCTTGATCTTCTTACCACCTACGTCAATCTCACCCTTGAGTGCGGTACTGACTACGTTGATACGTGCAATAGATGGGCCATTCTGTTTACCAGAAGATTCTGATACACCCATCAACTCTGCGAGAGACTTACCACGATCTGCGGCTACTGTTAGTTCTGTACTCATTTTATTCTCCATGAGATTTGTGTTAAAGAGACTAAGTTATACCATCAAGCGTCTTTTACGTCAAGCCAATTAGGCCCAATCTTTGACTCAAGTAGTAGTGGCACGTTCATTACAACATCATAGGCTTTCTCTATGAGGTCGTTCAATTCTGCGTTCATATCATCAATGATTTGTAGCACGATTTCCTTCTCCTCTGGGTGAGTATCTACAACTGTTGAGTCATGCACTGTATTAACAAGGCAGGACTGTAGACCACTCAACCGTTTCTCCAATTCTATCAGCACGACAGGAACCACATCACCAGTAGCAAAGCCCTGTACTGGGTAGTTCTTGATCATAGTGAAGTGTGATACACCGCCACGCTGGTTACGTTTAACATCTGGGAAAGCATACTGCCGCCCAGACTTACTGGTAATCTTGTTGAAGCGTACTGCTTCATCTGCCAAGCTCTTGTGCCAAGCAGCTACACCTTCATACTTCTCGTTGAAGTGGATGTAGTATGCCTCTTCTGCCTTACTTCTGCCATACCCTGTAGCCCCGAAGAGAGGAGCAAAGGTATGTTCCTTGGCTTGCTGGCGTGTAGTAGGCTGTCCAGCATCTGTGATAACCTGTGCAGTGTAGCTGTGAACATCAAAGCCGTTTGCAATCTCTGCAATAGCTACAGGGTCTTGCGATAGGTATGCAGCAGTACGAAACTCTAGCTGTGCAAAGTCTGCCTCTAGGATGTGACCGCCCTCCCAGCGTGATATGAACACACGCTTAACAGGGAATGTGCCGCCACGAGGCATGTTCTGCATATTAGGGTTACGACCACTGAAACGCCCAGTAGCAGTGACGTGCTGTGTTAGACCTACGTGTAAGTAGCCATCTTTCTTGGTGAAGGTGTCAATGCCTTCGACGAATGAAGATAGGTAGCTGCTAACAGCAGACAGACGCTTGAGGTCAGTAAGAAAGCTGATTGCTTCTTCCATACCCTTTGTCTTAGCCGTACCAATGAGTACATCTAGGTTGTCCTTTCCTGTGCTGAAACCATTGGCGCTGACCCACTTCTTTGTAGGTGCAGCAAATGCTAGTCCAGCTAATATGTTTGTCTCTTTTAGTTGGTAACCACGAGCATCACAGTCCTTGCACTTGTTGGGGCGAGAGAACTTTGTGCCATCCTTCTTGATCTTAAACACCTTACCTTGACCCTTACAGTCAGGGCAGGTGAAAGCTTTAGTGCGGCGGATCAGAGTGCTGTTAGCCTCTACAGCCTGTGTGAACTCTTTCTTATCATTGGCATACTCGAATAGAGTAGCCCACTCCTTCTTGTTTTTGATCTTACGGGAGAAAACTACCTGCGACATCTGCTCTGGTGAGTTGAGGTTGATAGGTGTGTCACCCATGATCTCACGCACCTTGTGTTGTAGTCTGTCTTCGATGTCTGCCTTCTCTTGCTCAAACTCTTTACGAACTGCATCAAGGGCAACACGATCCACCTTGAAACCTGCCATGTACATACGTGTAAGCGTCTTACATGTGTCAAACGTAACAGCCTTAACCTTAGCTAACGACTGCGCCTCTGGCTCACTATAGTCTGCCTCAATAGCGTGAAACAGTTCTCGTGTCGTATCTAGGTCAGCCT